AAATCTTGACTGATTATTAATATCCTCTTCAGAAGCCATTCAGTGTTGTTTTCATATAAATATCAAGAGGCACCGCCTTTGCGGTGCCTCTCTTTATACGCGTTGCCCGGGTTTTATGTCAGGAGGTGGTTTAGTGAAGTCAATTTGTCGAGTTGTGCCTCCTGCAGTTTGTTGGGCAGCACTTTGTTGAGCTTCGTTTTGTTCCTTGGTAAATGACGCTATTCTATTGTAAGTAAAGCGCCTTAACCAAATAGGCATGTTATATATTGTCTCCCAATCGAAACCGCCATTACCATGATATACTATATCATGGATCATAGCAAACATGCTTATTCTATATTCACGCGTCAGGCCAAAAAAACGTAACCCCGATAGGGATCTTAACATCTTCCTGAGAATCACCCCCATCTTCGGGATAAAAATCAAATGTTAAGTCCATATCGGGCTGGATCTCCTTGATATGCTCTCTTAATGCTCTAGAATCACGAGCTAAGAGATAGGTGTCTACAAATTCTCTAACGGCTTTACGACTATCATCCCCATTTACTGAGAGGATCATTTGTTTTAATCTCATTGATAGTTCTGGGGATGCTAATTTGTTGATTTTTTTAGCTCCTTTAATTTCACCTTCAATCATCTTTTCATCTTTATTATTAAGAATCTTAAATGTTATAGGTGTTTCAGTATGAGGTAAAGTATAATGAAACTCATTAGTATTAGGTTCTACTAAATCTTCTTCTTTAATCCATTTAGGTTCAATTTCAGATAAATCAACTGTAACTTCTTGTCCTTCATATTCAAAGGTATAATCTTTACCATAACCTAGAATACGAGAAGCAACCATTATAGCGTTTTTATCGCCTACTACAAGGTCATCATAATTACACTTCGACACAATCAGCGATTGCATTAACTTATCAAGAACAACGCCTTGTCTAATGTAATTTTGGTTAGTTAAAATGTCCTCTTCCTTAGCGGTCATGTACTTCATTTCAATTTTGCCAGAAGATAGGGGATTGTCTTTAGGGTAAAGTAAACCTTTCGAAGGCAACTCTACAATTTCCGTGGGGAATTTAAATTTTTTTTCTTCACTCATTTAAAATAACTTTTATGTTTGATATAAATATATCGAGAGATAAAAAGAGCGCACTTTCGTGCGCTCCTTTTTGGATTTTACCCGATTGATTAGTAATTTAATACGCAGTAATCTGGGGCAAGAGTCATTGTAATAGTTTGGGCGGCGTTTTCATTGTCCCAGCTATACTCACCGAAGTTAGCATCTACAATAAAGCATCCTTTCAATACCCACTCAGAAACAATATCACCAACAGGACCTAAGATGTTTAATGTTACGTCCTTCTTATAGAAGTCAGAGTAACCATCTCTACCTGTTACTGATTCGTGGTGTAATCTTACCCATTCCATAATGGTTTGTGTTCCAGAAGGTGAGATAGGATCGTGAAGGGTTAAAGCTACGTTACCCCATGTGGTCTTACCTTTTACTTTTCTGTAGACGTTAATGTGGTTAAGAGTTACTTCTCCTTGTGTTAATGTAATTGCTCCTACACCTTTGATGAAGTACGAAGGTACGCCGTCAACAAGCATAAGAAATCTATTTTGCTGTTTGGGTTCAAACGCTGTGAAAAATATTTCGTTTGGATCTAATACTGCCATGATCGTTATTTTAAAGTTAGTTATAAATTAAAACCCTTATTGGGTTACTTATAAATATTTAAAGAAAAAAGAGGTCGGATAAATCCGACCCCTTTCTTTTTGTTATTAAGAATCTATTATGAAGGGAATTCAGCTCCTGTTGGTAGGAGGTTAAAGTCAAGTATAATAAATTCTGCTGTCTTAACAGGTTGCAAATAAATAGCTCCTCTTAATTCATTTCTATCTATTACATCAGGACCGTTATTTGAGTCATCCATCACTACTTTAAATGAATATAGACCTTGGTTTTGTTGAACACTTTCTAAGTATGGATTAACAACACTTAAGAAGCTGTTTCTAGTTTGTAATGAATTAGGTTCAAATACAAGGTTTTGAGAAACATTACCAATAAAGTCTTTAAGAGTAATCATTAATCTTCTAACATTTACCCTGTCAAGTGCAGTTGCTAAGGATTGTAATGTTTTCTGACCGTATACTACAACACCTGTACCTGGGAAGGTAGCAATTGGGTTAATTTTAGCGTTGTATAAATTATCTCTAACAGAGCGTGGTAATGTTTTTTCAGGTGCTACTACATTTGGCATAGTACCTCTTGTAAATCCAGCAGGTGCAAACCATGCTTCAGATGTGTTGTCATTATAAACATATACTGAAGGGATAATTGTTGAGGCTGGTACCCATACGTTAGCCTTTGTATCTTCCTCATTAACTAGTAACCAAGGCCAGTATGCAGCAGCATAGTTAGTGTTTACTTGGTTTGCTTGAGAAATTACTTCTGCCGAACTTGACCCATAATTTACTAAATCAAGGGGCAAAATGCTGTCACCTCTAGTAGTAGTATTATTAATAAGAGTATCAAGGGTAGTATTGTGGTCACTGTAATATAATCCAGGAACACTAATTACATTAAAGGAGTATTGGTCTTTATTTTTCAAAAGATTTAATACATCTGTGTAATCTTCTTCTGTTAAACCTTGAGTATTTTCATCTGTAATTGCACTATAAAAATTAGTAGCTCCAGTTCCCCCGTTAGGGAATAATTCACCTACTCCACTTTCAAATGCACCTTCTTGAGCTATGGGCATTGAAGCAGTGTAAGCAGCATTAGGGGTTCCAGCACCATCAAGGTAGTCTGGCATAGGGTTATTAACTGCACTTACAATTACATACTTAGATCTATTGGGGTATTCACCATCAACTTCAACAAATGATTCACCACTATCTGTACCTATTGAAAATTGTTGATTACCAATTACTTTAGCAATGTAATCATCTCTTTTGGGATCAAGCGATACACCTCTCCAAGATTCAAGGATAGTTTTATCAGCTGTTCTGTCATTACCTTGTCTAATGTTGAGAGTAAAGATACCTGCGTTTATATCTACATTTGTAATTTCCCATCTTAGGTTATCTTTTGAACCTGAAGGTAAAGCACCTCCAGTAGTTACTCCTCCTCCAGAAGAACCAGTACTATTTTGGTTAGCTCCAACTGATATTGTTTGTAATTGGAATACATTTGCATTACTAGGAGTACCACCACTATCACTACCAGTTATAACATCAGTAGAAACTGATGCTGTAAAGTCTTCTGATCCACTAGCTACTCTAGTAACTAATAAACTAGTACCTCCTTGTTTGAAGTAATTTTGTGCTGAGATTGATGTAAAGTAAGAGTATTCTATACCTCCACTTACTACAGTACTACCAAATTTTTGTTTATAATCAGTGTACGTAGTGCAAATGGTAGGAATACCCATAGGACCTTTAACTGTAGGTCCCACGATAGCAGCCCCTATAGGAGCTGCTGCCGCTTCAAGTGCCACCGGAACATTTTCATTCTGGAATACACCTGGGGAGATTATTTGTTCTGCCATGTTAAAATTCGAATTTATAAGTTAATTAATTGTCTTGTTGATAAATATATAGAATCTATTATGAAGGGAATTCAGCTCCTGTTGGTAGGAGGTTAAAGTCAAGTATAATAAATTCTGCGGCTTTGACGGGTTGTAAATAGATAGCACCTCTCAGTTCGTTCCTGTCTATTACATCAGGACCGTTATTTGAGTCATCCATTACAACTTTAAACGCATACAAACCTTGGTTTTGTTGAACACTTTCTAAGTATGGGTTGACAACACTTAAGAAGCTGTTTCTAGTTTGTAATGAATTAGGTTCAAATACAAGATTTTGAGAAACATTACCAATAAAGTCTTTAAGGGCAATCATTAATCTTCTAACATTTACTCTATCAGTTGCAGTAGCAAGGGATTGAAGTGTCTTTTGACCATACACTACAACACCTGTGCCCGGGAAGGTAGCAATTGGGTTAACTTTTGCATTATAAAGAAGATCCCTTAAACCACGTGGTAATGTTTTTTCAGGTGCTACTACATTTGGCATAGTACCTCTTGTAAATCCAGCAGGTGCAAACCATGCTTCAGATGTATTATCATTGTAAACGTATACTGAAGGGATAATTGTTGAGGCAGGAACCCATATATTAGCTGATGTGTCTTCATCTTTAGTTAACAACCAAGGCCAGTATGCAACAGCATAATTAGTGTTTAAATTTGCTGCGGATCCAGTAACTGCCCCTACATTTGATCCATAAGCTACTAAATCAAGAGGTAAAAGGCTATCACCTCTAGTAGTTGTAGTATTGATAAGGGTATTTAAAGAACCACTGTGGTTATCAAATGAATAGATTAAACCAGGTGCTGAAATTACATTGTATTTATATTGATCTTTATTTCTTAAAAGATTAAATGAAGATGTGTAATCGTCTGATATTAAACCTTGTGAGTTGACATTTGTGATGTTTTTGTAGTATTTAGTACCACCTGCTGATCCAAAAAAGATACTACCTACAGCATTACCAAATACTCCATTTAAATTTGAAGATGAAGGGATAGAAGCTGTAAATTCGGTTTTTGCAGTTCCGGCACCATCTAAATAATAAGGGGTTGGATTATTAACTGATTTTACAATTACATATTTAGACTTGTTAGGATATTCACCTGTTACACTTACATAGGCATCAGTTCCATCTGTCCCCACATTAAATACTTGGTTACCAATTACTTTAGCAATGTAATCATCTCGGGTAGGATCCATTGAAACACCTCTCCAAGATTCAAGGATAGTTTTATCAGATGTTCTGTCATTACCTTGTCTAATGTTGAGAGTAAAGATACCAGATCCGGTATTTACATTAGTAATTTCAAATCTTAAATTATCAGCAGTACCATTAGGTAAAGCACCTGCTGTTGTAGGTGTAGAATCACTATTTTGGTTTGCTCCTTCAGAAATGGTTTGAAGAGTAAAAGCATTTGTTACACTAGCATCACTTCCTGCAATATCTGAGGAAGTAGCAGGGGTAAATGAATTACTTCCACTAGCTACTCTAGTAACTAATAAACTAGTACCTCCTTGTTTGAAGTAATTTTGTGCTGAGATTGATGTGAAAAAAGATTGTTGGGTTCCGCCACTAACAAATGCTCCACCAAATTTTTGTTTAAATTCAGTGTAAGTTGTTACAGTAGTAGGAATACCTATAGGACCCTTAAGTGTAGGCCCCACGATAGCAGCTCCTATGGGGGCTGCTGCTGCCTCTAAAGCTACAGGAACATTTTCATTTTGAAATACCCCTGGAGAGATTATTTGTTCTGCCATGTTAAAATTCGAATTTATAAGTTTAAAAATTAATTAATTTCTTTATTGATAAATATGGTAAATTTTATTAAAAAAATGTTTTAGTTTTGAAATACTCCTTTTTCAACATCAATAGTACCATTACCATACTTAGTAGATAACTTATTAGCTAAATTTTGTTCTTCAGTTTTATATTTTTCTAACTGTTCAACTAGCTTTTCTTTTTGTAATTCAAGAGTTTGGATTTGAAACTCTAATTCTCCAAAACTATTTAAAAGTTTTTCTTGGGTTTGTTGTGTTGCTTTAATTTCTGAAATTTCTTCAGGGGTAAGATTTTGGTCTGCCATTTTAGTCTAAATTTGTATTAATTCCTTCTATAAATTGATTGCCCCTATCCCTAGTTAAACTTTCAATAGTTTCTTGAGTAATAATAACTTTAGAATCACTTGAAAATTTCTTAAGAGCATCAAGGTCTTTTTGTATAACATTTGGTATAATATAACCATTTAATTTAATATCAAAGTTACCTTTTACAGTACGTTCTTGCCCTACATTTAATTCTGTGATGGTTTGGTACCCATTTATCATAGCTCTAAATTTAAAACGTTGAGGATCACCCCAATAAGTATCTGCGGCATAGTTTATAGCTTCGATTATTTGGTTTAATTGTTCCATATAATAAGTATAAATTACACACGAATAAGTAAAAGTAACAAAATCAGGAATTACAATAGCTTGATAAGTTTTAATGGGTTTGGCCCCATTTAATACACTTAAGTTATTGTAATGGTTCTTTTTTGTATACTGTTGTTGGAATACAGCATAGTTTTGAGGAAAGTTAGCGTCTATTTTATTTGTAATTCCTCTATTTCTATCTATGTTGGTTCGCTTATACATAATAAGCGGAGCCATTATTTTGCCT